AACGTCAATATGTGGCGCGGCATAGCTGCCGAGTATGGGGTCGAGCAATACCTGACAGACGAGTTTGCGGTGCTGTCGGTAGAAGAAGCCATTGAGTTAGCTGTCAAGCGGTTCTCAAGAGACACTGCATTGCTGACAAACGGCGGCGACAGAGACAAGGCGCGAGAAGACCTTGTTGGTTACGTCACCAATGGCATCGAAGCTATGAAGCCATTTGGCAAGCCTAATGCAACACAGACGCGCTTATCGCTGCGGCTAGATGGTTGCCCGGTCGAGATTATGGGGTTTGATGACTTTAGCTATACCGACCCGAACCTGTCTATCGACCTCAAGACGACTGGCAGACTGCCTAGCGCGATAATGGATAACCACAAGCGGCAGGGTGCATTGTATCAAGCGATGCGTCCTGACTATGACATCAAGTTCTGTTACGTCACACCAAAGAAGTTTGCTGTGTATGACCTCGATAAAGATGAGGCGGCAGAGATATTAGAAGAATATAAAGTTACTGTGAAGAAGATGGAGACGTTCCTATCGCTGTCAAATGACGCGCAGGAACTCGCCAGCATCTTTGCACCATCCTATTCCAGCTTTTACTGGAATGACCCGATAATGCGTAGTGAAGCCAAGCGCATCTTCGGGGTTTAATCACGGCTTCATGCAAAAAGAGAGAATGTAAAATGCCTTTAAGTTTTGGAAATGGTGGCACTGGAAATTATAAGCCTTATGTAAAATATATGGCTTCAACATCAAGTTGGGCGAACCGCGATGGTGCGGTCAACTTGAGCAAGGCGGTCTTTGACCTTGCAAACATCAAAACAGGCTGGTGCTTGTTTACTGAGGGTGGCGCACCTGAATGGGTGATGGATGCCAGCTTGGAAGCACCCGCAGCGCGTCCTGATGGCGAAGGCCAGTGGAAGCGTGGGTTTAAGGTTTGCATTATGAGCAAATCCGCGTTTGGTGAAGAAGAACCAGTGGCAGAGTGGGCTACAAATGGTGCGGGTGCAACGATGAGCATCGCGCAGCTTTATAGCGACTATGAAGCGGCTGGCGATAAGGCTGGTCAAGTGCCAGTTGTCGAGTATTCAGGTGCAGTGCCAACTAAGGTTGGCAAGGGCAGCACGACTATCCCGACGCTCAAGATTGTCAGTTGGGTTGACCGTCCGTCCGAACTGGACGACAACGAAGATACAGGCGCGGAAACTCCCTCTTTGCCGCAGCCTGTCGCTAGTGCGGACGACGAGTTCTAAGCATTAGCATAAGAAGGGTCGGCGCGGTTTCCTCCCTCGTCTGCGCCGACCCGACTTATACGAGGGGGACAAACGTGGGAGTTTGTATGGAAGTCTTAGCAATAAAACCAGAAGAAACGCGACAGTGGTTTCTGCAAAAGCATTACATGAAGCGGATGCCGCTAATTATGTTTGCGTATGGTTTATATGAGCAAAACCACCTGATTGGAGTGGTCACTTATGGCGCACCAGCTTCACCGCATCTTGCGCGTGGCATATGCGGAGAAGAACACGCGCTTGATGTGTTGGAATTGAACAGGCTGTGTTTAGAACGTAACGAAAAGAACTTGGCATCAATTCTTGTATCGAGGTCAATGAAGCTGCTGCCGCAGCCAAAAATTATAGTCAGCTACGCCGACACAAAGCAAGGTCACATCGGTTACGTTTACCAAGCGACAAACTTTTTTTACACGGGATTGTCAGCAAAACGCAAAGACCCCGTTGGATTTGACACAAGCGGAGGCGGCAAGCACTCGCGCGGCCATTGGGGCAAAGATTTAGTCGATAGGCCGCGCAAGCACAGATATGTGGCCTTTGTTGGCGATAAGCGGCAAAAGAAACAACTGCGCCAAAAGTTGCGTTATGAAGTGCAGCCCTATCCAAAGGGCGAAAGCAAGACTTATGACGCTGGCGACAACGTAGAAACACAAACACTATTATTCTGAGGGATTATAATGGATATTATAAGCAAAGCATTAGAGGTCGCAGAAGACTATCCAGTCTTCCCGTGCGACGCTAAAAAGCGACCTGTCTGCCAAGGCGGGTTCAAATCAGCTACGCAAGACCCGGACGAGGTCGAGCGTTTATTTTCAGCCAGCAATGCCGCACTAATCGGCATACCGACTGGCGAAGTGTCAGGCGTGTCAGTTATCGACATTGATGTGCGTGACGGTAAACAAGGCAAGGAATGGGTCGAGAAAAATGCGGAACTTTTGGGCATCACTAAGGTATCGGAAACGCAATCAGGTGGATGGCATTATTATTATCAGCACGTTTCTGGTATTCGAAATCGCGCTGGTATTGACGGCTGCGTGGATGTCCGCGGCGATGGCGGGTATGTTATTCACCCCGAAAGCACTGGTTATAGGTGGCTAAACGATGAAGACTTTGCAGCATTTCCTCCAAAGGTTGCAGCGCAATCCACCGGAGTGGCTGCTGCAAGTCTTGACGTTCCTATGGGTAGCGATGCTTTTGATGCTTTTGGTCGGCGTGTGGATGGCCGTGAACATTATATGGCTTCTATGGTTCTGGCTGCTATATCCGACTTCTTTAGGGATAATGGCACTTTTCCGACGTTGCAGTGGATGGAAGAAAATGTTTACCCGACATATGAGATAAAGGTAGGAAGCCGCACAGGCGATTTGAACGCAGAAGGGAGAGGAATAGATGAGTTCCGCAAGAAAGTTACCAGCACAATTATCCGAGCAAGAGAAGGCAAGATTGCAGACATTCATATTGCGCCGAACAAAGACAGTGCGCCAGCAAGCGTATCCAGCAGCGTTGCAGAAGTTCCTCAGCGAAAAATCAAGGTCAAAACACTAGGCGAGTTGCGTGCAACACCGCCGCCGTCGTTTATGGTCGCGGATTATATCATCGAAAACAGCTTTGCGGTGCTTTATGGCGCACCCGCCAGCTTTAAGTCGTTTCTGGCGATTGACTGGGCGTTGTCGATAGCGCACGGCGTTGACTGGAATGGTCGGCCAACCGCACAAGGTGCAGTCGTCTATCTGGCTATGGAAGGCCAATCAGGCATCGCTGTGCGTGCAGAAGCGTGGCACAGGGATAGGCAGCTTGGTGACGATGGTGTGCCGTTCTACGCCGTAACCACGCCGATTGGTATGGCGATGGAAGATGCCCCAGATGTAATACAACTGAGACAAGCAGTCGAAGACACACTCGGCGGCGTATCACCTGACCTTATTGTGGTCGATACGCTGGCAAGGTCATTTGCCGGGTCTGGTGCTGATGAGAACAGCGCGACAGATATGGGCATGTTCATACGTTCATGCGACCTACTGAAAGAGTGGTTTGATTGCACTGTATTGGCGGTGCATCACTCCGGCAAAGATTATGAAAAGGGGCTTCGAGGCAGTTCAAGTCTGCTGGGGGCGGTTGATACGTCGATTGCCATAAAGCGCACGACTGGCACGGAATACATCGAGGTCATTGTGCAGAAGCAGAAAGATGTGTCCGAAGCTGACCCGTTGGCAATGGCAGCGCGTGAAGTTGCATTTGTGCAAGACGCATTTGCACAAGAGCAAAGCAGTCTCGTGCTGGATGTGACCGATGGCATACCCAAAAACAAGAAACTGAGCGACGGTCAGCAGCAGTGTGTTGACGTTCTGGCGGAGTTGTTACGGGCTGGCACATTCACCGAAACCGACCAAGATGGGTCAAAAGGGGTGCGTTCAGATGTGCTTAGAAGGGCTGTTGCGGCTGATGGTAAGAACTATTCAGACAGCGGGTGGTCGGATTTCACTTCACGCCTAGTGTCAAAAGAGTTGTTAAGCAAAAACAATGGCTTATTCAACATAGGTATGAAGGCATGAAGGTAGCATGAAGGTTAGGCATGAACATTCATACACTACATACCCCCCCTATATAGGGGGTATGTATGAAGAATGGGGGAAGATATGAAAAGACCGATATATGAGACGAAAGCAGATGTGGCAAACGAGGAAGCTGTTGCGCGACTGATAACAGAAGCGCGTGGCTATATGATGGTTAAGTTGCCACGATTGAACCAGATGGATTATGCAGCATTTACCACTGATGGCTTGAAGGCACTTATCGAAATCAAGTGCCGCCGCAACACGATGGCAAAATATGACAGCATGATGATTGGTATGGAGAAGGTGCTATATGCCCGGCAAGTGAATAAGCACTTCGGCGTGAAGTCGTATTTGTTCGTGCAATGGACAGACCAGCTTGGCTATGTATGCCTAGAAGATGATTGCACGATTGATATGGGCGGCAGGACAGATAGGAATGACCCGAATGATATGTCGCTGCACGCATATTTTGATATTGATAAGTTTAGGGGGCTGTAATGACAAAACGCAAAAGCAGATATGATGTGGACGCAATCGGCAAGGATGACTATGTGCCGATGCAGGGCTGGCAATATGACCAGATAAACGGTGCGCTTAAACCGCTTGATGCGGCTGCGGCTGACATTGAACTGCGATGGGGTGCAGGCCGATTAGAAACTTTGGTCAGCCCTGAGACAGCAGCTAAGTTCGAGGCCGCACGCGCAAAGCTGGATGTGGCACTGCATGACAAGGACGTTGACCTAGTTATACAGCGTGCGGGTGTCATGCTGCGCGGGTGGGCTGCACTAGAAAAAGAGGCGATTGCAAGCGGTCATAGGGCAGTTCCGCCAGAATTATGGCACGCAACTGCCCCATCAGAAGAAGGCAAGGATGAGATGCAGATAGTTATCGCCAAAGATAACAGTGCTGCAACATTGGCGCAGACCGACTTACCAGTCTATACTGTTACCGAGGTCGCACGCATTGTGCGTGCGTGGCGCAGTCAAATGGATGTTCATGCAGCCAAGATTGCGTTTCCGGGTGCTGAGATTGTTGGCATCAAGGGCGATGAACACTTTGATGATGAGATGCCGTTTTGAATATCAATATGACCAGTAACGCAAGCAAGGTGCAGAAGGCGATGCAGGGCTTTAGCAAGCAGTTGCCTTTTGCTATGGCCAACACACTAAACGATGCAGCGTTTGCCGTTCGCAAGAAGATAGTCGAGGACACATACCCTGATGCGTTTACTGTTCGCAATTCGGTATTGCCTAAGACTATGTTTAGGGTTGAGAAGGCCAACAAGAAGAAGTTGCAATCTGCTGTGTTCGATAGGTTAAAGAAGAACTACATGTCGATGCACGCATCGGGTGGCATCAAGACACCAAGAGGCACAAGCATTGCCATACCCGGCAGAGACATGAAGACGCGTGCCAAAGGTGGTGTGACCAAAGCCAACAGGCCGCGCCAGTTGCTAAATCGCAAGAATGTTTTTAAGACAACATCCTCAAGGTCAGGGCAACCCATCATCGTGCGCCGTGCAACAAAGAAGCGTTACCCATTGCAGATGCTCTACATACTTGAACCAAACGGTTCGATTAAAAAGAAGTTCGACTTCTATGATGATGCCAACAGCACAGCCAGACGCGCTATGGAAAAGAACTTCACTAAACGCTTCAATCAAGCAAAACGGACAGCAAGGCGCAGATAATAGGTTCTTTCTAAGCG